TCTAGTTCGTTCCTCGATGCAACTCTCACGTCATACTGCTGTCCAGATGTGACATTGTCTATGAAAAATTGTGTGTCGTTGGTGATACCCGCTGTTGTGTATGTTGAATCTGCGGCCAATTTGAATTGGACTATGTATTCGGTAACAAAAGGATCAACGGATGCCGTGTATGACACCTTCATCTGGCTTATGCTGAAATATCCATTGCTGTTGGCAATACCGCTTGATGTCACAGTGACACTGGTAGGTGGATTGACAGTAAATGGATCAGGCAACGAGATTGTGGGTCTGGCCGCGTCCGCGGAATGTCCAGAAAGACCATAATCTGATGAGTTATGTTGTTGCGCCGACACTCCAACGTCACCATCTGGCGTAAGGACCAATCCTGATACCCTGAATATGCCGTCGAAGTTAAGGTTGCTGTTTGTTACTCTAATTAAATCTCCAACACTCAAGTCATTTGCTTTAGGCGTTGCCCTGAAAGAAATAAGTTGATTGCTTCTCGAATTTTTTACCGTGATGCTGGCATAGTTCAATGCCCGTTCTCTGCTTACGCAGTAAGGCAGTGTCATTTGTTTTGTAAGGGCCACGCCATCTTGGTTTAAAAAAGTTGTGTAAAGGCTGTCATTGTCATCTGGGAACAACACGTCATTGGGTTGATAGTCGGCACTTGGATCCGTATATGTCACACGCAGTTGTGTTATTTTCCTGTCTTTGCTTTCGCCCCTTATGTTTAGGCCACCTATCATGTCATCCTCTGTTATGGTCATCACAGTCGTAGGATCGCTTGGTGTTGCGTCGATGTCAGTGTCATCACCACCATGCTCCATCTTTAAAAAGTATTGTCCCTGTTGATATGGCATGATACCCCTGAATACTGCCAATATCTGCCTGATGTTGTTCATAAGCGAATTGCTTGTAGATACTACGCCATCAAACTCATATGCTTTGCCAGTGGTAGATGTTGTGTATGGCACGGTCTGATCACACTGCTGTGCAACCAACTTGAAACTGGTCCAGTCAAAAAGATCATTTGAAAGTCCTTTGCCGTATCTTGTGTTTCTCATATAATCAACTAACACACTCACAGGATTTGTTGTATATGTCAATGTATCACTGGCGTAGGCAGTGTTGTAGGTTGATGCGTTAATGCCTGTAACATCTAAAATTTTTCTGCCTTCAATCAATGCGTTTACCCTTGGCACACCGGATCTAAACGGATTGTTGTCAGCATCTTCCTGTGATTCTATCTTCTTCCATTCGAAACGACAAGCAAGATAGGCCAGTCCTCGTAATCTGTGGTTTGTGCCCCAATTGGGTGCGGCATCTAGAATACTTGACACCGTTTGGTCGTCCCTGCCATCGAAAAATTGCACCTGCACCCTGTCAGAATATCTGCCTGAACTTGGTGTAGCCACAACTCCATGTGCGTATGAACTTAACGCAACTTCTTCATCATCGATGTATAACTTTTGGAAACTATTGACCTGTCCTTCCGACAACACGATAGCAACATACAGGTATTGATTGGTTGAACCATTTGTTGAGACAAATACACGGAATCCACCAACCCTTCTCTTACCATATACGATCGGAATGTCTCCAACCCCAGAACTTTTATTCAACAATGGACCTAAAATATTCTGTTCGGTTTGGTTGTTGGAAAAATCTGGCACGTCCTGTCCAATACCAAACGGTGATAACACAAGGTCTACCGCCGCCGCAAACACATCAACAACAGCATCAACTAAATCACCTACAAATTCTTTTGCATCATCAATAAGATCGCTGAACCAACCCATTATCTCTCCAATCTATATGTGCTAACTTTTTTATGTTTCAAACTTTCTAATAGTCCAATTAACACTTCACAATCATTGCACAATGTCCAATTATCTGTTGTTTTAATTTGTTTTATTCCTAGTGTTTTACAAAAGTCAAGAATATAATCTATCTGTTTCATGTAATTTTTTTCAGTCCTATGTTCTGGCACGATATAGATAGTGTTCAACAGACCTGTGGCATTATCTTCAAAGAACTTCTTGTTAAGGTCAAGAAAAGCAAAACCTATAAGTTTATTCATTTTGAACAGGCCGAAATCAATGGTTTCTAGTTTTTTGGCACAGGCATTTTTGAGTCCTAACATCAACAGATCTTCTCTGATGTTTTCTATGCCTTTTTCTAACAGACACGCTTTGGCCATTAGAAACAATTCATCGATGTGTTGTTTCTGTATCCTTCTCACTGCGATGTCATCAAGTATCATTATGTTCTGCCCCATTTTATATCAGTTTGTATTTGTGGTGAGAACTCCATGCCAACATCACTGGCAAAAAACCTTTGTTGACTCGTGTTGTTTGTCCTCCTACCATTTGTTCTTTCATAATCAGCAAATTGGCTGGCAACCTCCATTGTCAATTGTGCAGACGCCCGTGATTCTTGTATAGTAAAATCCTTAATACGCCCATCGAAATATTGGTAGGTTTGTCCTGTCTGTGGTTGTAATTTTTCATCAAGCACTGCTCGATAGATAACCACACGTTTGTCAATATATGTATTGTTTAAGATTAATGCAATGGTTGTGAAATCCACTGCTGTAAAAACAATCGGCACTGTTGATACACGTAGGTCTCTGGTTTCATTAACCTGGCCAAGGCCAAGGAATTGTCCTTGTGCAAGATAGGTATTTGCACCGGAATCTGGCGCTGTGGCGCTGTCAAATGAAACATCGATGTGTCCATTTGTGAAGTAAACCGCTGTAGATAGGTGTAGTTCAATAAGGTCAACTATCCTTATCTTCTGTAACGCCAACGAAGTGTTTAGATCACTGCTTAAACTTCTGGTCATTACGTGTCCTCTCTAACTGATATTTCTATAGTGTATAAACCGTCTGTGCTAATTGTTTCACGTATAATATCATCCTGCAAACGCACTTTGAATGGCACATTTTCATATACCACCGTTGTGCTGGATGTCACCGCTGTTGTCAAAGGTGGATAAAATTGTAGAGCGTTCACTGAAGATCCATCAAGGTTTATGTCTGCTGTCAACACATAAACTTTATCATGATTACTGAATTTAATTTTGTCTCCGGTCTTCAATGTGCCGGTTTCACTGCTGTTTGTTATACCAACTGCCCTGCTTCCTGCAGATTTGCTTAAGGCTACACCACCAGTTTCTGTTTCTACAACTTCTGCATTGTCCACGGTGACTGTGCCTGACGCTGTGCCTTTAGTGTTGCTGATAATTGGTGGTATGATAGTGAAACTATCAAACTTGCCGTCCTGGCTGGCTAGAAAAGCAAACAATGTATCTGCGTCTGATCTTTCAAGAGGCTTTGATGATAATTTTAAAACATAATATTGTCCGCCTAGTGATCTTCTAAATGTTTTGTTTGTGACTGTTTGACTTTCTCGTGTATTTGCTACACTTTCTACTTCTACTGATTGAAAAAAATTTGTTGATAGTTGTCCACTCATTATGCTGTTAATCCTCTCTTGCCTCTTTCATTCATTGCTTGATTTATGACGCCAACAATGGTGTCTCTTCTTTGCTGTAATAGGTTATCAAAACTTCTTGCATCAACTGCCGTTACATTAAAGTTGACTGTGACATTTGACGTGCCCATTAATTGATCATTTGGTATTATCCGACCACTTTGATTAGGTATAAAACCTTCCATGCCAGATTCTCCTACGAGATATGGTCTACCCTTTGTAACAGGACCTCCACGCTCTCTGGCTTGAAAATTTGTTCCTTTGATGGCATTGATCTGCGATGCCGTGTAGGCCGCGGCCGCCCCAGCGAATAGGAACGCAGGTATTGGACCACCAACAGTCATTCCATACGCGAATGCTGATTGCACTGCTTTCTTACCTTCGATCAATGCTTCTGCTATCCTTACCGCTTTGAAAGCCGCGAAAGCCGTTTTATTCATAGTAGCCATCTGTTCTAGGATACTTCTGCCGGCTTCCCTGTTAATTTCTTCCTTTTGTTCTGCTGTGGCATTTTCAAGATCAATCTCGTGTATCTTGCCTGATCTTATTAAATCAATATTTTTTTTATGTCTGTCCTTATTTTTCTTTATTCTTTCATCTTCAAGTTTATGCAGTTCTTTGTGCATTGCTTTATTGATTTCTACCCGAAGGTCAACCGCTTCTTGTTCATCTAATATGTCTTTCTTTCTTAATTGATCAACTTTCTCATGTCGCTCCTTCGCAATCCTTCTGATTTCTTCGGATTCGTGTTCATTAAGTCGTAACATTTCATCTATGAACCCTTGGTTCTTCTCTTTTAATTTGTCAAGAGCCTTTTGCTTCTCTTTATCTGCGGCAATCTCTTTCTCTGTCATTTCAATACGTTTGGCCTGACGATCAACAAATTTTTTATTGCTTTCTGTTAAATTTGCGAGCAGTTCCTTATTTTTTAAAACTTCAACATTAAGGGCCTCAAATTTCTTTTTCTGCTCTTCTATGGCAATGTTTACTTCATCTGTTTGGATATTGTATGCACCCGCCTCATCACCCATGTCAGTGAAATTTTTGGCATTCTCCTTTTGCCTCATGTTTAATTCATGAAGCACCTCATCATACTGTCCTGCTTTAACAGCCGCTTCAAGAGCATCATCAGTGGCATCTTTGAAAGGTCTAATACCCGCCATCCTGTCAAGTGTTTTTGTCAAACCTTTTAAAGTATTATGATAAAGATCAGTGGCCGCATTTGCTACTTTAGAAGATGCAATGGCCCTTTCAAAGGCGTTCATGAATGCTGTCTCTGATTGTGCTATCGTGGAATTCATCTTGTTGAACTCTGTGTCAATGGCGTTTGAATTCTCCAACATCTCAAACATGACCATCGCGTTCAACTCACCAGCCTGTGACATCCTACGTAGTTGTCCTACGTTGATGCCAGTCTCTCTTGCCATTATGGCAAGTGCTGGACCAAGTCCTTCAACTAAACTTCTAAATTCATCACCCCTAACTTCACCTGAAGCCATGGCCTGTCCAAACTGCCTAATCACCGAAGACGCTGTGTTACCATCAGCACCAGCAAGTTGTAGTGCTTTAGATAGTTTGCTGGTCACGTTGGCCACCCGTTCTTCTGACACGCCTAGTTGTTCAGTGGATACTCTTAATTTTGTGTAAAGATCAACAGTGGCACCAAATTCAGTTCTGTTCTGTTTGGCCATATTGACCAACTCGCCGAACACTCTGTTCCTGTCTTCTTCACCTTTTGTGATCAGTCGTAATTGGTTATGATAGGTTTGAAAGTCTGATGTGATGCTCCTGACAACATTGGCGAATTTCAACAACTGTGACACTGCAAATGCGCCGGCAATCAATTTACCTGCGTTCATTGCCACATTACCTGTTTTTGCTAAACCACGATTGGTCCTGCCCAATTGACGTTCAATTTTGTCAAGCCGTTGGGTGTTCTTTGTAATAACGTCAATGATCAGTTGCTGTGTTGCCACTATTTTCTCCTTTGCCTCATTTTCATTTGCCTATTTGCCCTGTTGACTTCGTCTTGTTCTTTTTTCAAAAACGCTGACCAAATATCTAATTCCAACACAGATAGTTCCATAACTTTTTGGATAGGCATCTTCAGCCTATCCGCCAACACAATTAAGAAATTTAACTCTGGGTTGGCTGTAACTCCTTTGCATCTTCTTTGCCCTCCACTCGAAGATTTGCAGTGTTAATTGCTGTAACAATTTTAAGAATGACTGAAGGGTCTGCTTCATTCATCAAATTGATCTTGTCTGCATCGGCAAAGATTCTCTTACCATCTTTATCTAATGCTTTAACTATCAAAGTTTCAACTAATGCTTCCACAGGTTCGCCTTGTGATTGAAGTTTCATCACTCGCGACTCCACACTGAATGGATATGTTTTCTTTATGTAGATATCCATGTCCCATTCATCTACTCTTAATTTTTCTAAACCGCCTGCAATGGCTTTCTGCCAATGCTGTGCAATTTTATCTAATGTCTTACTCATCTTTTTCTCCTGTTAGTTGTTCTTGCCATCGCTGGTCTTGAAATACCTTTGCCCCTAGTTTGTTTACTTGAATTTTTCTCCAAGTTTTCAATATAAGGAACACGGTTGACGACTCTAACCGTTTTGTCACGTGCCTGTTTAGTCCAACCCCTCCTTGCTCTACCTTCTTTAAAAGGCGTTGCTTTTTTGGCTTCTTCCAGTAATATGTTACCCACTCTTTGAAGTTCTATTTTAATTTCACTTCTTATAGTGTTAACTACCTTCCTTGCCGAAGGGGTTGAACTTATTCTGAACATTACAAGTTAGTCTTTGTAAGTGCTCCGTTTCCTTGGAAAGAGATTTCTCTCTCTACCATTGAATCGAAATTTGACGAAATTGAATCACCAGTGATTAAAATCTCGCCTGATAATTTGATACCTGTGCTTTCGCCAGATGGATATACTTCAATTGAGGCCGCTGATCCGCCCTGTGCTGATAAAAATATCGCATTGTGAGCCGAGTCATCGTCTCTATGAAATACAGACATAGTTCCGCTAAATTGTGCTAAACTTGGTAGATAACTTCTTGAAGTGTCTCCCATTTTAGTTTTTTCAACCGTTGCAGTCTCCTGGTCAATGGTAAAAGATCTAACTTCTGCCACCACCGTTGGCGAACCAGCCACGTCAAACTTCACTACTCCTGCTTGTCCATCATAAGATGCTGAATTTGTTGCCATCCTACTTCTCCTTGTTTGTTAGATCTTTTGGACCATTAAGATCTTGTTTGTTGATTGTCACCGCGTCCGCTTTGATCTTATCTCTACGACCTTTTGCAGTGTTTGACGGGGTGAAGGTCCATCCGTCATCCAGACGTTGTTGCATTTGTTTTGCTTCAACCATCTCTGAATCCTGTCCTTTAAACATTTCTACCGGCATTATAATACTCCTTTTTTGTATTGATATTTTACATCCACAGTGACAACTACCTCACCAAGAGGCAGTTCCCTCTCGACTACT